GCTTAGTTCCTGTCTGCCAGGCCACCACGGGCAGCAACCGCGTTGCGACGCTGCAGTTCGTCGGCAGTGCGACGCGCCACCGATTCGCTGGATTCACCCGGTTGCTGGTGGATGGTGATGTTGTTGGTCTGTTGCTGCTGCACGGTGGTGACGCCGCGCGCAGAGGGCGATGGCATGTCGGGTGCGGTGCGACCGCGAGCGGCCTCGCTGATGCCGCCCCAACGCTTGCGCGCCCCCGGCGCGTCCAACGTGGCGACGTTGCCGACCAGGCCCACGGCGTCATCCAGGCCACCTCGGCCGCCGGCCCGCATGTTGGTGTACCCCACCATGCCGTTGCCGATCGCTTCCGCACCACCGGCAAGCACCTCCTTGCCGAAGTCCAGGCCTTTGCCGACCAGCGCACTGACCTTGCCAATGCCCCCTTCGACGAACCCCATCAGCTTCTCGACGTAGGGCATGAGGAAATCCAGCTTCGGGATGAGCCAGTCGAACAGGGATTCGGCACCGGACTTGATCGCCGTCCACATCTTGCTCATTCCGATTCCGATCCCGCTGGCGACGGTCGTGTACACGTTGCCCATCCAGGCGACGTACTGCACCAGGCCGCTGATGAGCTGGATGTTCATTCTCAGGCCTTCCATCAGAACGGTACCGAGGAAGCTGCCGATCTGGGCAACGCGCGACAGTTCGTTGCCGGTGTACTGTGCAGGTGCAAGCATCTTCGACAGCCAGTCCCAGGCCTGGCCGATCAACCCGCTCATGACTTCCCAGGCGGGGCGCAGCGGCTCAACCGCACGCATAAGTTCACCCATCGCTGCGGTGCCTGCACCGCTCAGGCCTTCCCAGACGCCACCCAGGAATGCCTTGATCGGCTCCCAGTACTTGCGCACCAGGATGGCGCCTGCGGTGATTGCCGCGATGGCGATCGTGATCGGACCACCACCGATGGCGGCCACGGCAGTAGCAACCACACGGAAGCCCGATGCCAGGCGCATGGCCATCGGCCCGAAGCGCCCCATCTGTGCCAGCAGGCTGCCACCACGGAACAGCTGGAAGGCCTTCTGCACGCCCAGGATCGGGCCCTGCAGGAAGGTCCAGGCGTAGCGAGCGCCGAGCACCGCCGTGCGCATGCCCAGCATGCCGACCACGATCTGCGTGGTGTTGGCGATCAGCTTCGGGTTTTCCTGCACGAACGAGGTAACCCCGTTCAACAGCTCGGTCAGCTTGACCGCGGCCTCGCCCACCGCGGGCAGCAGTGCCGCACCGAAGGCCTTGGACAGGTTGTCCACGGCGATCTTGGCACCTTCGATCTTCTGCGGATCGGTCTGCATCGCATCGGCATAGGCCGCATCGGTGGTACCCGCCGATCCATTCAAGGCCTTGTCGCGGACACGGATGTAGGTATCCCAGTTCTCGATCATCGGCTGGACGAAGTTCTTCGCCTGTGCATCGCTGAACAGGGTGCCGATCTTCTTCTGGTCGCCCGCGGTCGCCTGGATGATTCCCTGCATCGCAGCGTCGAAGGGATTGCTGCCGCTGGTCTGTGCATCGCCGATGATCCTGCGCAGATCCAGGTTCAGGCTCTTCTTGGCCTTCTCCTGAATGTCCGGCGAGAGCACCTCGGACATGAAGCTCTTCATGTTGCTGGCGGCCTTGTCGGCGCCGCCGGCCGAGTCCAACGTGGCCTGCAGGGCCGCGCCGAGGGTGGCGGTCGCCGAGGTGCCCTGCAGCTTCATCGCTTCGAACGACGAACCCAGGGTAGGCAGCACTGCGGCCATGTCCTTCAGGCCCAGGCCGCCCTGCCGGCTGTTGACCACCAGCACATCCAGCGCGTTCTGCATGCGCGAGGGATCGATATCGAACGACTGCTGCAGGGCGGCCGCAGCCTGGGCCACATCATCGATGCTGGCACCGGTGACGGTGGTGGTCCGCCCGACAGCAACGAGGCTGGCCTGGGCCGACTGCGCATCCATGCCGGCGTCGACCATCAGCCTGATCGAGCGCTGCAGCGCGTCGGCGCCCTGGTTGGTTGCACGCGACTGTTCCAGGATGGCCTGCCCCAGTGCGCTGACCTGGGCGCGGCTGAGGTTGGCTGCCACGCCGATCTGCTGGTTCTGGCGGGCGAAGCCGGAGGCGTTCTCGACCGGCTTGGCCAGCGCGGTGACGGCGGTGCCAAGCGTGCCGCGTGCCTCGCCAAATGCCGAGCCGAGCTTCCCGCGCTTCTCCAGGTTGGCGTCGCGCTTTGCTTCGATGCTCTCCAGCGCCACCTGCGAGGCACGCAGAGCATCGACCTGGGTACGCATGCGGGCGTACTCCTTGCTGGTCGTACTCATGCGCGCGAGCCTGCGGTCCAGCAGGGTCACCTCGGTGCCGAGGCGCTTGATACCGTCGTTGGCAAAGGAGAAGGCGTCCTTCAGTGACTTGGACACCTCGCCGCCGATCGTGATCGTTGTCGTTTGAACGTTACTGGCCATGTACCGGCAATCCCTGAATCCACCAGATGAACTTAGACACCCGCAGTGTCATGATCTCGCGCAGGCCCCAGCCGGTATGACCGGCCAGGGCGAGCACTCCCTGCCTGATCTGAGGCAGGGTCAGGTGGTAAAAAGCGCGACGCCTGCCTGCAGTCGTGCGTAGTCGCGCAGCGGCATCTTGCGCACGTCCTCCGGCGAGACCTCGCACAGGTTGGCGATCATCCGCACCTCGCGCTGTGCGTCGCTGCCCTTGTCATCCTGGTAGCGCTCCATGTCTTCCACGGTCGGTTCACGCATGCGCAGCACGGCGGTTTCCATGCCGTTGACCTGGCGCGGGCGGGTGAGGGTGATCTCGGCGAAGCCATCGCGCTCGATGACGGTGTCGATGGGGGTCTTGGTCTTGCTGGACATGGATGCGTTCCTGGAATGCGATGCGGTGCGATGGATGCGGGGGCGCGAGGCGCCCCCGGGTTCTTCAGTGCGGCGAGGGTTCAGATGCCCAGTGCGCCGCGGATGCCGGCCAGCACGTCCACGCCACCCTGGCGGGCGATCATGTTGACCACGTCGATCTCCTGCACGACCTGGGCACCATGGGTCAGCTTGTAGTAGCTCAGCGCCAGGTTGACCTTGATCGTGCCCTTCTCGCCGACCTTGGTTTCGCCGCGGTCCAGCAGCTTCACCTTGCCGCGCATGTTGTGCACGACCTGGGTCACTTCGCCGTCATCGCCTTCCAGCGCTTCGCGGGCGGTGAAGCCGTATTCCTTGCTTTCGATGACGTGGAACTTGCTCATGATCTCCGCGTCGTCGGAGGCGAACTCGACATCGGCGGTCAGCTTGTCATGGCCGAGCACGATCTCGGTCGGGGCCAGCATGCCGCCGGCCTGGAAGTCCTCGGTCTTCAGCGACAGCTTGGGGGCGGTGAAGGACATCACGCTGCCGGCATAGCCCTTGCCGTCGACGTAGAAGTTGAAGTTCTTGCGGATCTTGCGCGCCATGCTTAGAAGATCTCCGAGACGTAGTTGTTGTTCATGTGCATGCGGAAGGTCAGCTGCTCACCCGGGTAGGTCGGGGTGAAGTCGAAGTCCCAGTAGAAACGGCCCTGGGCCACGCTGTCCGCTGCGTTCAGGTCGGGGTCGATCCAGCAGTTGCCCCCGAGGATCGCGCCCTGGGTCTTCAGGCCGCGCAGGAAGGCATTGACACCCTCACGCACGTCGTCGACGTAGGTCTTGCTGATGCCGCGGTCGACGGCCCACAGGTGGGCGGCTTCCAGGCTGTCGGCGATGATGTCGGCGGTGCGCACCACGCACAGGAACTGCCACTTCTGGTCGCTGCTGGCGGTACGGTTGCCCCACAGGCGGAAGCCACCTTCGCGGATGATGGTCGCCACGTTCGACTGGTTCAGCAGGTTGGCGCGGCTGGTCGCGTCGGACAGGCCGAAGTCGATCGCACGTGCGGTACCGACCACGCCGTTGAGCTCGAGGTTGGACGGCGATGCCCACCAGCCGCGTTCGTTGTCGCTGCGGGCGATGGCGCCGGCCACTGCACCGGAGGCGTAGCGCGTGACGATGGCATCACCGGACTGCACCAGCAGCGCCGGGTCGACCACGTAGACGCGCTTGGAACCGGTCAGAGCGGTGGTGCTCTTGGCGGCGTCGTCGTTGCTGTTCGGGCCATCCTTGATGATCACCGCGCGCAGCTTGTCGGCAATGCCGAGCAGTTCGGCCACGACCGGGTTGGCCAGCAGTTCGGTATCGCGCTTTTCGTGGGTGTGGGTGAAGCCCGGTACCGCCAGGATGCGGGGCTTGATGCCCACCACCGACTTTGCCGCCAGCAGTGCATGCACGCCGGTGTAGGCACCGGTCTGCGCGTTCACGCCGCCCAGCACGTTGGCCAGGGTGTCGTTCTCGGT